TGCAAAAAATTTGTTTTATTTGTGCAAGTTTTTGTATATTTGCGGTGTGAAGGCAGAGGGTTAGCCCCACCACAAAGCAGAAAAACAATACATAACAACTTAAAACACAAAGAATTATGTCTGCATGTCAGTGCCCTGCGGGTGCGTCTATTCCCTCCGTTCCCAACGCAACTTGCCCGCAAGACTTCGGTCAGATTCAGAAGATTATCTTTCAGCGTATCTTCTCCTCGGGAACAACTAAGAACTCCATGACGAAGGCCAATGCCGCCACCCTTGCCAATTGGACTGCCCTGTTCAGCGCAACCGATGGCACGAAGGCCGTTATCACCCCCTACGTTGAAGCCCCCACTGCCGATGGCGGTGACGCTATCACCTATGGCGGTGGCAACGATACCCTCGGTGGCGTGACGAAGGTTATCGGTACGAACCCCACCAACATGACCTTCGCCCTGCGTCAGATTGTTCAGTCTATCGCCAAGGCCCTCAAAGCCCTCATGTGCGAACTGAACATGGGTGTGTACTTCGTCAACGGTGACGGACAGATTATGGGTAAGGAAGTCTCCGAAGGCAACTTCGGCCCGATTCCGATTCAGACCCTGTTTGTGGGAGACCTCAAACTCAACGGTCTTGAAACCCCCGATGAAAACGCTCTGTCGTTCTCTCTGCCCGCCAATTGGAGTGACGATATTGCTATCGTTACCCCGTCCGACTTCAACCCCCTTACCGACCTCGCAAACGCCTAATCAGCCATGCCTACCAAAGTAACAACCGTCCGTCTCCGTGCAGGAGAAATAGAGCGTGAGTTCGAGGTGGGCCACGCTGAGAGGCTTTTGAGAATGCCTAACAATGGGGGTTGGCATATTGCTGACGATGAAAAAGTAGAACTTACGGAAAATGGGTTTAAGCCGCGAAAACATAAGTAACGAACTCCTCAAACCGAGCAAGCGGAGCGAGATAGAGCAGGCCAAGGCTCAGCAGGATTGGATTAAGTTTCACACTGACACCAACCTTGACGAGATAAAAGGCAGTCTGCCCTATCAGCGTTTCCGTACTTTCGTGAAGTCTCAGTTGCCCGAGGATAAGTTTCTTGCGTCAATGAACAACTTGAAGTTCCCTCTGCCGACCAACCGTTTGACGGAGAGTATCTTCACTAAGTTGTCGAAAATCTTTGACGGGAGAAACCCTGCCTTCAACTACCAATTCCACCGCTCCCAAGAAAGGGACGATTGGGAATGGTATCGGCAGGAACGCCTCGGAGAACCGAGCGTGTGGTCGCAGGAGGCTTGGCGGTTCTTCCAAACGGAAATCAACTGTGTTATGATAGTTGATATGCCCGAGGAGGAGACAATAGACCGCTACCCTCAGCCCTATTTCTACTTCCTTCCCATCAGCGATGTGGTCTCCTACAAGGTGAACGCTCGCACAAAGAACATGGATTGGATTATGTTCAAGAGCGACTACAACGGCAAAAAGCGTTTGGTCGTGATTGACGAACTTTCCTATCGGACTTTCGACTTCCAAGGCACAACCCTCGGGGAAATGCTCAGCAACAATCCCCACAACCTCGGTTACTGCCCTGCAAGGTTCTTTTGGAGCGAACCCCTTTCCCTTTCCCGTCCCGACATCAAACGTAGTCCGCTCTCCAAGGAGTTGAGTGCGTTGGATTGGTACTTGTTCAAGAGCCTTGGTGTAAAGCACCTTGACACCTACGCAAGTTACCCGATTTACAGTGCATTCGAGGAGGAGTGCGACTACGTTGATAAGGACGGAAACACCTGCCACAAGGGCTATTTGCAGAAACCGAGCGGAGAATTTGTTACCGACCTCAATGGTAATCCCGTTCCCTGCCCGCTCTGCAAGGGTAAGAAGAACCTCGCGGGTGCAGGCAGTTTCATCACCGTTCCTGTTCCCGTAGAGGGCCAGCCCGACCTCCGCAAGCCTGTGGATATAACAACCATAGACCGACAGAGCCTTGACTACAATGTTGAGGAACTGAAACGCCTTGAAACTCAGATAATTAACTCTTGCGTTGGTGTGGATAACACCATTCTCAACGAAACCTCCCTTGCTGACAAGCAGGTGGACGCTACCTTTGAGAGCAAGGACAATGTTCTGAATAGGGTTAAGGCGGGATTTGAGGAGGCGCAGGCTTGGGTAGATACCACCGTTTGCTTGCTCCGTTACGGCACGGCCTTTATCAGTGCCCATGTGAGTTACGGCAACGAGTTCTACACCCTTACCGCAGAAACCCTGCAAGCCCGTTATAACAAGGCAAAGGAGGGTGGTGCAAGCGAGGCTGACTTAGACACGCTCTATACTCAGATGCTCGAAACCATGTACCGCCACAATCCCATGGTGCTCCAACGGATGATAATTCTGAAAGACATTGAGCCGTTCCGCCACCGCTCGCTGACTGAGGTGGGAGAAATGCTCGAAAAGGGACTTATCACCAACGAGGAGTACATGCTGAAAGCCGATTTTATGGGCTTTGTGGCAAAGTTTGAGAGGGAGAATGACAATATCTTGGAGTTTGGGACTGCAATCCCCTACTCCGAAAAAATAACCAACATTCAACAAACACTTTTAGATTATGCAAAAAGAGCAGTCAGCCCTTCTCGTGCATAGAGAAAACTACACCGTTCCAAAGGGGCAGGAACGTTCCGTTCACTATCGGATTGCCAAGGTGGACGCAAAGGGTAACTTCTTGGAGAAACCCCGTATCTGCAAGGACAATCCGAAGGAGTTCGATTCTTCGCTGAAACGTAACCTCGAAATCCTTGGTTACACAGTGGAAATCCTCTACCACCCGCTCGGTACTTACACCGACACGCGCATTGTGGATAAGGATGCCGCTATGAAGGCCAAAGACGCTGAGATTGCCGAACTCAGAGCGAAGGTGCAGGAAGGGGCTAACGATGCCCTCAAAGAAAAGGATGCCGAAATCGCCAAACTGAAAGCCGACCTCGAAAAGGCTATGGCCGACAAGGAGAAAGCCGAGGCCAAGGCCAAGGCCGCAGAAGGCGAGAAAGCACCGAAAGAGCCCAAAGCACCCAAAGAGCCGAAAGGCAACAAGGGTGGTAAGGGAGAAACCAAGGAAAAGTAAGGAGGACTGAGGTATGTTAACAGAAGAAGTTCTGAAAGCAAACGAAAGTCTGAAAGACTTGACTGCGGAGCAGATTCAGACTATCGCCACTCTCTCTGAGAATGACGAGAACACTGTAATCGGGCAGAAGTTTGGCGAGGTATATCGTCAGATGGATGCAACTATTGAAAAGGCCACGGGTGTCAAGCGTAACGGGGACGAAAAGACCTACGTTTACCTTGAAAGAGCCGCCAAGGAGTTCACGGGTAAATACGGGGACTACGAGGCTCTGAAAACCAAGGTGGCCGACCTCGAAAAGCAGGTTGCAGAAGGCGGGGATGCCGCTATCAAGGCTCAGTTAGAGCAGGCCAAGAACGAACTTGCGGCCACCAAGGAGCAGTTCAACAACGTCAAGGCCGAACTTGACAAGGCAAACACCGACCATGCAAACGCTCTGTTGGGGCTGAAAGTAGATGCTGAGATTGCCAAGGCCAAGGAAGGATTCACCTTCAAGCAGGGATTCTCCGAGGCGGTGATGAACACCCTTATCGGGCAGGCAATCGCCAACGTCAAGGCCAAGCACCCGACCTTCGAGGAAAGCAACGGAGCATCGGTATTGGTGTTCAAGGACGATAAGGGCGTGACCCTTAACAACCCCGAGAACAAACTCAATCCGTACACCGCCAAGGAACTGTTGCAGAAGGAGTTCGAGGCTATGGATATTCTCGAAAAGAACCCCGCAAAGGGTGCGGGTAGCCACGGTTCGGGTAGTTCCGCTCAGACCACGCTTGCAGGCGTAGCAACGCAGGTGCAGGCCAACGAGACAATCACGAAGATGCTCCTCGAAAGAGGCATCGCCAAGACCTCGTTGAAGTTCGGAGAGGAGTACAAGAAACTGTGGGACGAGAACCACTGCGGAGACCTCCCTCTCCAATAACAAGGCAAGGGGTAAGCCTTACAAAAGCAAAACAAAACCAAACACAAACAATTAAAAACAAACAAAACCATGAGTTTAGCAGCAACCATTCTCAATTCCATTCGCGTCAAGAACGATAGGCTTGACAAGAATGAACATCGTCTGTCCGAGTATGGGGCGTTTGACTTCTTTGTTCAGCAGAGTAAGACCAACCCCCTTCTGACTGAGGAAATGCGTCAGAAAGCCATTGACAGTATGGGTAAGACCTTGCAGATGCCTGTAATCACCTACGATGGTGTAGTCAGCGTCTCCAACGTCCGCTCCTGTACCGTGGCTGACGCTGAAAACACCTCCACTCTCGTAGGTGTGACCTTCGCCACCTATGCCGTAGGTTTCACCGTAGTTCCTGCCATGTACTCCAACAACGAGATTGACATGCGCAACGACATCGAAAAGAAGTTCAAGAAGTGCGCCCGCGTCCTCGGTGCGGCCCTTGACAGTGCGGCTCTTGCCATCCTGTCTGCCAACAAGACGCAGGTGTTCGGGGACACCCTCATTTATAGTGAGGTTTCCGATGTAATCACCGTGCCGTGGGCCTCTCGTGAGGACATTCTCTCTGACATCGAACCCATGATGCAGGCGAATGACTACTATGGCCGTGTGCATATCATCGGTAACGCAGGTGTCCGTAGCCTTCTGAACAAACTCGCTGAAAAGGGAGAGTTCAACTACGTTGACAAGAGCCTCGAATGGGCCAACAAGGAGTTCCACTTCACCAACCGCCTTGTTAACGGAGACAATGACTACGCTACCTTCTATGCCGTTGAGGACGGTAATGTGGATGTCCTGTTCCGCTATGACCGCGAGGCCGCACGTGGCACTAAGACCGCCATCGGCCACGAGTGGGACATCATTGACATGCCCTACATTGACATTCCCGTGGGCCTGCACTATTACGAGAGTGTGGGAGACCAAAGCGCAATCGCAGGGGATGCCACCGCAGACCTCACTTGCGCCAAGAAGGAATACTACGGATTCTCCGTTGACGTAGCCTTCGTTGTGGCCTACAATAGCGCAATCGCTACCAAGGCCAACCCGATTATCAAGGCCGCTATCGCTAAGGGTAACACCTACGCTCAGCCTGTAACCGTGGTTAACGATGCTACCAACCCTGTCCGCACGCAGGAGGTTCAGTAGTCCCCTTCCAAGTCTGAGTAATGGGGAGGTGGAGGCTTGACTTTCACCTCCCTTTTCATTAACTTTGTGGCATTATGTACAGATTAGCAGAATTAGTGAAATCGTTCTCCACTCTTGTAGGGTGGAAAGACACCGCCCTTGACAAGTCCGAGAGCGGCCTATACTACCAAGAGGCTAACCCGCTCCTCACCCTTCGTGCGCTCCGTGGCGTAATGCCAAAGGACTTAGCAGACAGATACCCCGCTTACGAGCAGGGCCGTATCTATGACAAGGGGGTGAAAGTCTCCAAGGGAGGGAAGATTTACCTCTCTCTGAAAGACGAGAACACCCAAGACCTTGTTAATACCCTCTATTGGACTGAGTTCGATGTGTTGGAGGACTACCTCACCGCCATCACCGAGCGGGGCATCAAGAAGGCCATCGTAAAGGTTGTTAATGAGAAGATTATCGGCCTCGAAAGCAAGAACCTTGTTGACCGAAGGGTGCTCTTTGACGGAGCAGGCCGTAAGGAGGCCCGCACCCCCAACCGTGGCAACCTCGTGGGATTCGAGATTACTCCCATCCGCACACAGGGCATCACCACCACCCTTAACAAGGTGGGCATTCAGATGTATGGCAACACGGGGGACGTGAAACTCTACCTGTTCCACTCCTCTCAGCCCGAACCGATTGCCACCAAGGTAATCACCATTAACAAGTCCAACGGCACTTTCATGTGGGTGGATTTGGATTGGGTTTTACCCTACGTCAATGACGAAATCAATGCAGGTGGCAGTTGGTATGTGGTGTATAACCAAGCGGCCCTTCCCCCGTACATGGAGAGTATCAACTTCGGACGGGATTGGAGCAGAGAGCCTTGT